AGCTGGGTCCCAAGGTCGGTCACAGCTTGGCGGCCGGTCGATCCGCCGGAATTGCCCAGAACCTCATCCAGTGTCGTCTTGATGCCGACGCTGGTCGATTTGACGCCGCTTTCAGCCATGTTGAACCCTCATGAAATCACGGTTGAAAATGGTCCGGCGAGCGCGCCCAGAACATCGTCAACGTTTTGCGGGGAGACGTAGTAGTCGACGGCGCCCTGCGCGGCGCTGGTCGGCGTAGGCGCGTAGATCGCGATGTCGTCGACCGACCCGTCGAAGGAGTTGCGGCCGACGACGGTGACCCCGGTGACGTTCGCCGGCGCCACGAAGGTGCCGGAGGCAAAGCCGTTGTCGGCAACCGACGCCGTCTCGACATCGGTGTCGCCCTCGATGCGCAGATAGACCGAGCTGGCGGTGCGGTCGGACACGGTCATCGACCAGCGGTAGGTGGTGCCGGCGGTGAGGCTCAGCGGCTGATCGAGCGTGCCCAGGCTGCCCGGCGTATGCGTGGCCTTGCCGCCCGCGATGGTCCAGCCGCCGGCGGCCGTCCAGTCGTCGCCGGTCGCGAAATCGCCACCACTCACCGCGTTGGTGCGGGTCGCATCGCCGTCGTAGAGCGTGAGCGCCGTGCCGGGCGTTATCGCGGCCGGACTGCCGATCCGGTCGGTGTCGAGATCGGGCGCTACACCCGGCGCCGTCCGAAAGACCGAGACGGAAGTCGTCGCCGATCCGATGGGCAGCAGAACGGTGATCGCCGCGAAGCCCGGCCCGCCCTGGGCGGTGACCGTTCCCGGATCCAGCGGCGCGGGCAAGGGAGCCGCGCCCGATCCGACTGTGTGCAGGATGGCCGGGCTCGCCGGACTTTCCGCGCCATTGGCCGCGATGGAGATCGCGCGCAGCTCGACCACCTGGCCGCTCATGTAGCCGTCGATCTGTGCGCCGCCGTTGGTGGTGGGCAGGGTCACGCTGTCGAAGGCTGGCGCGCCTTGCAGCCGGTGCTCGATCCGGTAGGAGCTGAGCAACACCGCTCCGGACACACCTGGCGCCAGCAGAACGGTGATCGGCGCTTCTTGTGCTTCCGGGTCGCCAGCGCCTGGAAGCGGGAATGCGTAGACCGGCTCGCTCGCGATGCGGGTGATGCGCGGGGCCGGCAGGGCCGAGGCGGGCAGCGGGATCGGAGCGCCGACGCGCGGCGACCAGGCGGGCGGCACCTCGGCATCGGCCAGCGCGTCGATGATGGGTGCGGCGGCGATCAGCGACAGCCGCGCCGAAAAATCCTCAGCCGGTTCTATCTCGAGGATCTTCATCGGCAGGCTTTCGGTCGCAAGCGGCCCGACATGCACCACGTCGCCGGATGCCGGCATCGCATCGCTCACGATCAGCCGCAGAAGTGCGGTCCCGGTTCCGGTGTTCGCGATCTCGCGCACCAGGGAGGTGCCGATGCTGTCGTCTTCGTCCGCGTAGACGCGGAAACGGATGCCGTAGACCTCAGCCGGGTCCATCTCGATCCGCTCGTCCAGTTCGATCACGCTGCCTTCGACGCGCACCACCCGCGCCGCGACCAGCGTCCGGTCCAGCGTCTGGAACGATCCCATCACCAGGTCGCCGCGGGTCGCGACCCGCGCGGCACCGTCCTGCATGCAGGTGAAGACGTCGGGGCGATGAATGACCTCGTATTGTGCGCGGCGCGCCTCGCGCCAGATCTCGACGGGATCGGTTTTGCCGGGAAGGGGCAGGTCTTCGGTCAGGTCGATCGGACCGGTATGTCCCGGCCAGGGCACGATCCGTTCGGCTGGCTGGTACCCGTTCGTCTCATCCGCAAACTGCACCCGGATCGCGTCGGGCGGCTCCTGGTAGCTGCGCTCCCAGGCAAAGGCGCGGGCGTTGCGATCGCTTACATGGTCGATCACCGGCTGGTCGGGCCGGTCGATCACCACGGTCCATTTCTGTCCGTCGTGGCGCGGGGTGGCGCGGCCCGCGCGGGCGATCATCCGCAGCATCATCCCAAGCGTCTCGTCGGCCTCGTGCACCCGGTCGTATTTGAAGCCGCGCGCGGTGCAGAAGTCGTGCCAGTCCGCCAGCGCATCGAGGTCCAGCTCCGAGATATCCGCCGGATAGGGATTGGCCGGACCGGTCAGGGCGGCGCGGAACGCCGCCGCCGGATTGCGCGGCAGACCCTCGGCCCAGGTGCTTCCGGTCCAGTCCGGCGCATAGCGGCGCACAACAGCGTTGACGTCGTCGAGCTGCCCGCTCAGCTGGAACGTCGCGCGGATGCGCATCGCGACGAGGGCCAGAGGCTTGTCGAAGGCGATGGGATATTCCGGGCGGACCGACTGCATGGCCGAGAGGATGCTGCGGTCCGAGGTCTGCGTGTCGGGCCGCTCTTGCGTCATGCGCGTGACCTCGATCTCCCACCGGCCCCGGCTGGGCAGCTGCCAGGTGTATTGCCGAAAGAACCCCTCGCGCTTCTGTGCGACGATGCTCAGGGTCTCGACCTCGCTCCATTCACCGCCGGGAAGGCGCTGGCGGATGCGGATGTCGACGGGGCGCGAACGCAAATCGCCATTGTCCTTGACGTAGAACAGACCACTCGGAAAACCGAAGATCAGGCTCACGATGTCGGTGTCGTCGGCCGTGGTGCGCACCACCGGCGTCTCGATGGGATCGCCCGTCGCGATCTCACCGGCGTCGTCGCGCGGGAAAGGCCGGACGAGCTCGACGCCCAAGGGCTCCTCGAGCACCTGTTGCGGGTAGAGGGTCACTGGATCGTCGTTCGGGCGACCCTCGCGAACCTCGATCTCGATGTCGTCGAAGTCGTCGATCGACGTGTCGCCCAGGCGCAGGTCCTCGATCTGCACCGGGCCGTAGCCGAAGGTGAAGAGCGCGCGCACATACTGATCGTCGCCCACGATCTCGGTGTAGGAGGTGGCGGCGAAGGGCGGCGCCATGCGGTGCTGACCCAGCAGGTAGGGGATCGCCTCGTTGCGGCGCACCTGGTTGGACCAGCCGGTCAGCGCATAGGTGGAGGCGGGACGATCCGTGCGATTGTCAGGCGGCGGGGTCGGCGGGACAAGGCTGTTGACCAGCAACCGACCGGCCAGCTGCAGCCCGAGGCCCGTGAGGCTGAGCTGGGCGGCGGTGTAGCCGGTGCCGAACAGCGCGCCGGCGACGGTCGGTGCCAGGGCAATGGCGGCGATGGAAACCACGGCCAGCAGGATCGACCGCAACCCGTCCTTGCGCGGCACCATGCGCAGCACCACCTGGATGCCGGTTTTCGGTCGAACATGCGACCAGAGGTGCTGCGGTACCGGACGGGACGCCTCGGCCGAGACCAGCACGACGCGCAGCTCGCCGAGATCCCCGGCCGTTGCACCCGGAAGCGCTGCGGCAACGATCTCGCCGACGGTCAGGCCCTCGGGCATGGTCATTGCCGTCCGCGCCTCGCCCGGATCCGCGAAGGGCGCCAGAAGCACCTTTTGCCCCGCGCGGGTCATGTCAGGGCCTCGTGCCGAAAAGCGCCGACCAGGCGCGCGGACCAATAGGGATCGCGAATGTCCGCGAGCTTCGACTGGTCCTCGCCGTGAACATGCAGCATGTGCCGGGCTGTGGCGGCGATCGCGACGTGGCTGCGCAGCCGGCCCTGGCGGAAGACCAGCACGTCGAAGGGCCGGATCACTGTTTGAGGCAGCCACGGCCCGCGCGCTTCGGCCGCGTTGATCAGGCGGCTGATCTCGCGGCGCTCTTCGGTGCAGGTGTAGTCGCCGACATATGACGGCAGGGAGATGTGCTTCTCCTCCCAGAGGCACAGGCGCACCAACCCCCAACAATCGACGCCGTTCCAGTCGCGCCCGAGGTCCTTGGCAGGGATCCCGATATAGCGGTCCGACCAGGTCATCGGAACAGCCCGGGAAAGCGGTCCTTGGTGAAGCGGTCCATCGGCGCCAGCTCGTCCTCGATCGGCGCGCGCGACAGGGTGAGCGTCACCTCGCCGGCATCTCCGCCCGCCTGCATGAGCTTCAGGCCCAGGTACTGGTATTCGACCAGGTCCGGATCGGTCGACCGGACCACCGCCATGTGGACCGTCGCGCGGTCGGTGAAACTGCGCAGAACCTCGGCAATGCGGTTGTCGACGTTCTCCAGCACGAGGGCACCGGAGGCCGGCGCGTCTTCCTGGTCGCCCGGCAGTTCGGCCGAGACCAGGGCGAAGAGGAACGGCTCGGCCGAGGGGCTCGGGTCCAGCCAGGTCGATCGGGTGCCGTAGAGCAGCGGCTCGACGGACAACCTCTCGGTCGGATCGGTCGAGAGACGGATCGGCGCCTCGAGCGCGGGATGCTCGAACTGGAACAGCGCGAGATCGACTTCCGCGGTGTTCGCGGCGTCGAAGCCTCGGCGGGCGTTGAGCGAAATCCGTCTCATGGCATCACCGAGATGTTGAACGACAGGGTGAAGCTTTGCCCGCGCAACGTCTCGCTCGGCGGCGTGCCGAAGAGGCAGAGCCAGCGCGCCGCAAGCGATACAGGCGCGCCGGCCGAGGTCAGCAGCGGGGCACCGGTATCGGTCAGCAGCGCCCAGCCGTCGGTGGTGGGATCGGGCATCCAGAACGGCAAGGTGCCGTGGCGCAGGGTTTCGACGTGGAACTGCTCGAACTCGGCCTTCTGGCTGCGCGAGACGACCACCGACATGGCAACCGTGCGCGGGACGCTGGAATAGCGTCGACGATATCCCGGCGGACCAACCTCGGCGTCCTTCGCCAGCCGGGGGTCAACGAGCTGCCCCTGGTAGCCGCTGCGCAGCGGACGGGGCAAGGTCGCAGGCCAGTCGGGCACGGTCATCGCTTCGGCCCCGTGGTTTTCAGCCCGTAGGCCGAGCCTAGCGCGCGGCGCGCCCGGCCACCCGGCATGGTCAGCGCATCGCCCACCGCATCCGCCAGGACGAAGCGGGTGCGGCGCTGGCCCGAAGGCAGCGTGTCTTCTTCGGCGGTCACGTTCACTCCCCGCCCGGTCTGGTCGATCAGCTGGATCACCGGACGGCCGCCGTCGGCAGGCATCGCCGCACCACCGCCGAAGGCGCCGCCGGCGGCAAAGGCGGGCAAGCTGCTCCCGATGCTCAGCGATCCGCTGTTGATCGCCTCGAGCAGCGCTCGGTTCTGCGAGGTGGCGCGGGCGTTGACGATGAACTCTCCAGACGAGATCCAGCTCAGCCCGCCGTCAGACCGGCTGTCACCACGGGCGTACTGCATCCCGCCGTCGGCGTTCTTCGGCACGTCTTCCAGACCCAGGGCGGAGCCGATCACGCCGATGAGCCCACCGCCGCTGCCGCCGCCAAGCAGCCCGGCAAGCGGACCTTCGCCCAGCAAGAGCGCCTGGAACGCCGCGTCCTCGAGCGCCGCGGCCATACGGTCGATGGCGGATGCGGCCTCGTCGCCGCCGCGGATCAGCCCGCGCAGCGCGTCATAACTGGTCTGCTGGAAAAACTCCGCGCGCTCCTGCGTCCGGGCAATCGCCTGTTCCTCGCGCTGGCGGGTGGCGATGATCTCTTCGATCTGGGCGCGCTCGGCCTCGGTTGCGGCCGCAAGCGTCTCGCGGTTGCGCAGCAGCTCCTTCTGGACCGGGTCGGTCTCGCGCAGAATGTCGAGCTGGCGCTGTTCGCTTTCGATGAGCCGCTCGACGGCCTCCCGCTGGCGCTCGAGCTCCTTCTTGGCCTTGTCGCGCTCACCGCCACCGCCGCCGCGGGACCCACTGCCTCCGACGGTGGACTGGAGTTTGCGATAGGCGGCATCCGCTGCACTCGCCTCTTCGGACAGGGCTTCCGCATTCTCCGCGGCCTGGCGGACAGCGTCTTCGCCGGATCTGAGGACATCGGCGCGGCCGGAAGAAATCAGGCCATAGCCGCCGTCCTGCAGCTGCTCGCGATAGTCGATCACCGCCTCGCCGCCAGCCCGGGCCACCGGGTCGCCGACTGTCGAAAGCCGGTTCTGCGCGCGCTGCACCGAAACCCTTGACGCAGAGGCTG